ATCTAAATGCCAAGCGACAAGACAAGTCAGATGCCAAATTCTGCTTTGTGGTCAGCAGTATGACCTATGAAAGCTACAAAGAAATTTACAACGATGACCCAACGGATTGGCCTAAGATCATCCACCAGTACGAGTTCGATTGGTCAACCCCTGACGTGGTGTTTGTGGCTGAATACTACAAACTTGAGGAAAAGACAGAAACCATCCGCATTTTTCAAGCAATTGATGGCACTGAGGAACGATACACAGCCCTTGACTTTGAGAACGATGAGACATTAGAAGAAACCCTAATGGCAATCGGCACAAGAGAAGTCAGGCAGAAACGTGTCAAGCGTATGCGTGTACGCAAATACATCATGTCGGGCGGCAAGGTTTTGGAAGACGCTGGTTATATTGCTGGCAAGTGCATCCCCATTGTGGTGGTGTACGGCAAGCGTTGGTTTGTGGATAACATCGAGCGTTGCATGGGTGCTGTCAGATTGGCAAAAGATGCCCAACGACTGAAGAATATGCAACTGTCAAAGCTGGGGGAGATCAGCGCACTGTCCAGCATCGAAAAACCTATCTTGACCCCCGAGCAAGTAGCAGGGCATCAGCTGATGTGGGCTGAGGATAATTTAAAAGACTATCCTTATCTTTTGGTCAACCCAATTACAGGGCCAGACGGAAGTCAAAGCATCTCAGGCCCTGTGGCTTATACCAAGTCGGCTGCAATCCCACCAGCAATGGCGGCACTTTTGCAGATTACCGAGCAGGATATGCAGGACATCTTGGGCAACCCGCAAGGTGCGGATAAGATGGTGTCGGGCGTGTCTGGTAAGGCCGTAGAGATGATTCAAACCCGTGTAGATATGCAGACCTTTATCTACATGAGCAACTTTGCCAAGGGCATGAAACGTTGCGGTGAAATCTGGCTCAGTATGGCAAAAGAGATTTACACAGAAGACAAGCGCAGAATGAAAACCATCGCCCCTACGGGTGAAGCTGGCACTGTTGAACTCATGCAACCGATGATTGACCAAAAGTCTGGTGTTCTGGTGATGGGCAACGACCTAACAGCCGCCACCTTTGATGTGGTTGCAGAAGTTGGCCCATCCAGTAGCAGTAAACGTGCCGCCACTGTGAGGGCTTTGACAGGAATGTTACAAATCACCACCGACCCAGAGACAGCTCAAGTGCTGACTGCAATGGCGATGATGAACATGGAAGGCGAAGGCGTTGGTGATGCCAATGCTTACTTCCGCAAGAAATTACTGCGCATGGGTGTGGTTCAACCCACCGATGACGAAGCACAGGAACTTATGGCAGAAATGCAGGGCAAACCGCAAGACCCGAACGCCATGTACTTGCAAGCGGCAGCTGAAGATGCGATGGCAAAAGCAGCCAAAGCTAGAGCTGATACTGTGGAAACCGTAGCCTCGGCAGAACTCAAACGTGCTCAAACATTGGAGACATTGGGCAAAGTTGAGGAAAGTTCACAGAATATGGCTTTGACCAACGCACAAGCTGTACAAGAAATTTTGCGTGGTCAGATAGTCTCACCTGTTGCGAATCAGTAAAAAACAAGCGAGAATGTATTAACGGATGCCACCCACCGTTTCAATGGGTGAGTTTAATGGGGTCAAATGATGAATCAAAAGGCAGTAATTGAGGACGAAGAAACCTTTGTTGAGGAAGAAGTCGAGGAAATCACGGAAATCGTTGAAGACCTAGAAGAAGCCGATATAGAGGAAGTAATTGTCAGCATTGGTGAGGATGCGCCACCTCCCGAAGAACAAACTCCTGCGCCTGAATGGGTGAGAGAGTTGCGGAAAACAAACAGAGAGTTACAGCGACAGAATCGTGAACTGCAAAGCAAGCTACAAGTCCAGCCAACTGAGAACAAGCCAGTTGCCATTGGAGTTAAGCCAAAGCTAGAAGACCACGACTATGACGCTGAAAAATACGAAGAAGCACTGACCTCTTGGTTTGAGCGCAAGCGACAAGCCGATGATACAAATGCCAAGCAAGAAGCTGAAGTTATGAATCAGCAAAAAGCATGGCAGGCCAAGTTGGATGGCTACGGCAAAGCGAAAGCTGAGTTGCGAGTCAGGGATTACGAAGATGCCGAGGCTATTGCTCAGGAAGTCTTTTCAATCACCCAGCAGGGCGTGATTCTTCAAGGGGCTGAAAACCCCGCACTGGTTGTTTACGCACTCGGCAAGAACCCGAAGAAGGCGAAAGAGTTGGCAGAAGTCACAGACCCCGTAAAGTTTGCCTTTGCGGTAGCAAAACTGGAGAAAGAATTGAAAGTTACAAATCGCAGGGCAGCACCCGCACCCGAACGTATCGTTACAGGAACTGGACGATCATCTGGTGCGGTAGACTCAACACTTGAACGGCTGAGAGAAGAAGCGGCACGTACTGGAAACATGACGAAAGTCATCCAGTACAAGGCGCAAAAACGAACAGCATCCAAATAATTTACTAGGAGCTTATTATGAGCAATTCATTCAGCAAGGAAGAGCGTGTAGCGTTTGAGGACATTCTTGAAGGCTTTAACGACGCTTTAGTTTTGTCCCGCAACGTGTCCATCTACAACACAGATGGTTCGATGATGGAACGCACCAACAACGTTATTTACCGTCCACAGCCTTACATCGCACAGTCGTATGATGGCATGGATCAGACTAACAACTTCACCGCATACACCCAGCTTTCAGTCCCAGCGACACTCGGCTTTCAAAAGTCTGTGCCGTTCATTCTGGATGCTTTGGAGTTGCGTGATGCGTTGCAAGAAGGTCGCTTGGGCGAAGCCGCAAAGCAGAAACTTGCATCCGACATCAACATCGCAATCATGAACGTGGCTGCGGCTCAAGGTTCTTTGGTCGTGACCGTGAACACTGCGGCTGGTGACTATGATGATGTGGCCTTGTGCGACAGCATCATGAACGAACAGGGCGTGCAAGCCTTTGATCGTTACTTGGCTTTGTCTAGCCGTGACTACAACGGCATCGCTGGCAACATTGCTGGTGGTACTGGTGGCGCATCTGTGTCACGTAGTTTTGCTGGTACTAAGTCAAACACCGCTTTTGAGCGTTCTTTTGTCGGTCAGGTCGCAGGCTTTGAAACCTACAAACTTGACTATGCAAATCGCTTGACAGGTGCAACTGGTTCTGACCCAACAATGAGCACTTTGGCTGCGGCTAACAACTACTACGTGCCTGAGGCAACACAGACTGCGGCAACTGGTGAAACGCAAAACGTGGACAATCGTTTCCAAACGATTACCGTGTCAAGCACCACCGACCTGCCAGTGGGTACGGCCATTGAAATCACAGGCGTTGAGGCTGTCCATCACATCACCAAACAAGGTACTGGATTCTCCAAGACTTTCCGTGTGGTGCAAGTGGTCACTGCAACAACTTGCGTGATTACACCTCCCATCATTTCCGCACAAGGTGGAACTGATGCAGAGTTGCAATATCAGAACTGTATTGTTACTGCCGCCTCTGGTCGTACTGTAAACCGCTTGAATACTACAACAGCACCTATCAACTGCTTCTGGCAGAAAGATGCGTTGGAGATTCTGCCTGGTCGTTACGCTGTTCCCTCTGATGCTGGTGTTGCAGTAATGCGTGCCTCAACAGATCAAGGCATCGAGTTGGTCATGCAAAAGCAATACGATGTGAATACCATGAAGACTAAGTACCGTTTGGATACTTTGTTTGGCGTGGTCAACAAACAGCCAGAAATGTCTGGTATTTTGCTGTTCAATCAAGCCTAAGGAGTCATCATGAGCTACAACGTAATTTTTACACAAGGTACTGCTACAGTTACCGTACCCGCAGGCGAGAAAATCGCTGTTCAGGCCTATTCACCAGCACTGGTGTTTCAAGAAGTTGGTTTCCCCAACTTTCCTGATTCACAAAATTTGTTGACTACGGTTGACAACACCACTTTTGTGTCAGGCGCATTCACCAATGCCACCAGCGTGACTATTCAAGCTAGTGCATCGGGTGCGTACTACGCAGTTGGTGTTGCACCTGACATCAGCAACAATGGTAACTGGCAACCACAAGGTGCGCCTGCTGATATAACTGATGGCGGTTCAATGATTGCCACGGCAGCCAATGTGCTAACTGGTATCGTTACTGCAACTCCGACCACAACCCGCAGCATTCAACTGCCAACAGGTGCAAACCTTGATCTGGCAACCGAGTGGGCAATAGGTGATTCTTTTGACTTTAGCGTTATCACTTTGGCCGCATTTGCTTTGACTATTACTGTCAATACAGGTGTGACCATTGTGGGTTCTGCGGCAACTGCGGCTACGTCTGGTGCATCTGCACGATTCCGTTGCCGTAAGACTGCGGCTGACACGTTTATTGTTTATCGTATCGGTGGTTAAACCAAGACAGGCCAGCAGAGATGTTGGCCTGTTTAACATGGAGAGCAAAATGCCAGGACACACAATGAAAATGGGTAAGAGCGACAAAAAAATGTCGGATGTCATTAAAAAAGAAATGAAAGCAGGCAAGCCTCAAAAGCAAGCCGTTGCTATGGCGTATGGCATGATGAAAAAGCCAGCCGCTAAGTCAATGAAAAAGAAATGATTAAGTCAGCCGCAATCGTTAAGACCAAAACTCTTGCCCCGTGGCGGGAGTTGCGGTTACAAAAGCGTAAGCTGAGAAAGTCACAGGCCGCAGAACGCAAAGCAACAAAGCAGATTCGACCATCGCCCATTAACTCACAAGTTATTAAAGTGCTTGATGAGCTGGTTGTTGAGACCGTTGATGACAGCGCACCGACTCGTGAGGAAATGTTGCAACAAGCTGATGCGATTGGGATGAAGGTTGACAAACGCTGGTCAGATGCGACACTGCTTAAACACATTGAGGAGTTGGAATGGGCTACACAAAACAACAATTCATAAGCGCAGCCTTTGAAGAAATTGGCCTAGCGTCTTACGTATTTGATTTACAGCCCGAACAGCTTGAATCTGCCTTGCGTCGATTAGATGCGATGATGGCAGATTGGAACGCAAAGGGCATCCGCTTGGGTTACCCTTTGCCATCCAGCCCACAAGATAGCACTTTAAATGATGAAACTTTAGTGCCTGACTCGGCTTATGAGGCAATTATTTGTAGTCTAGCCATTAGGCTTGCACCGAGTTTTGGTAAAACAGTGATGATCGAAACCAAGACTACTGCCAAGCAAGGGTACGACATTCTGCTTCAGCGTGCAACATTCCCACTGGAGAAGCAACTGCCTGCCACTACCCCTGCGGGTGCTGGCAACAAGCCGTGGAGAGTCTACGACAACCCGTATGTACGCCCACCCTACTTCCCTGTTGATGCTGGCCCTGATGGGCCTCTCGAATATTACTAAGGACAATCATGCCAACGATCAATCAGTTGCCTGTACTCAGCACCATTTCTAGCGGAGATCAGTTACCCGTTTATTCGCCTAACAATGGAGATGCACGCAGAACCTCGATTGGTTCGTTGCTGACGTTTTTTCAGCAAAGTTTTGCATCGCCTACATTGGCGGTGAATCTTTTTGTGCCTGGCAATGGTTTTAACATCACTGTCCCAACTCCTGTCAGCAACGACCAATGGATGCTATTGCAACCCGCTGGAACACTGGCTTCAGGCACAATTACTTTGCCTTTAAACACTGGTGTGCCCGATGGCACTACGGTGCTGATTACTACTACGCAAGAGATTACCTCATTGACGATTGCGCTAAATGGTGCGACCGCTATTTATGGTGGTGCGACTACTTTATCGGCTGGCACGGCAACAGCAATCAGATTTTATCAGCCTACAAACTCTTGGTATCAGATTAATGCTGAAACCGTTTATGCGGCTGGTATGCAAACGTTCTTGGCAACACCAACCAGTGCAAACCTACGTTCAGCAATGACCGATGAAACAGGGTCAGGTTTGTTAGTTTTTGCAACCAGCCCTGCTTTGACTACACCCATAATCACAAACCCAACTGTCAGCACAGGAACATTCACCAGCCCAGCATTAGTGACACCAGCATTGGGCATTGTGGCAAGCGGTAACATTTCTGCTTGTACGAGCACAAGTATGGTTATGGTTACACCAGTTATTGGTGCGGCTACAGGCACAAGTTTGACAGCCACAGGCGTGATTGCATCAACTGGCACTTCAGGGGTAGGTTATGCCACAGGCGCTGGTGGTACTGTTACGCAAGCCACAAGCCGCACCACAGGCGTAACGCTAAACAAGACAACGGGTGCTGTTACGCTATTTAGTGCGGCTGGTTCAGCAACAGCGGCAACCTTTACTGTTACCAATAGCACTGTGGCGGCAACCGATGTGATTATCTTGAACCAAAAATCAGGCACTGATCTTTATGACTTGATGGTCACTGCGGTGGCGGCTGGTAGTTTTAACATCACATTCCGCACCACTGGCGGCACGACAACTGAGACACCAGTATTCAACTTTGCGGTCATGAAAGGCGTGGCGGCATAATGGCAACTAAACCTAAGTCCTCAGTCAATGCGGCTGGCAACTACACAAAGCCAACTATGCGGAAAGCCTTATTTGAGAAAATCAAGGCAGGAACAAAGGGCGGTGACCCCAATGAATGGTCAGCCCGTAAAGCTCAACTTTTAGCAGTGGAGTATAAGAAAAAAGGCGGAGGCTACAAATGAAAGCCCCGCAGAAAAGTCTCAAAGATTGGGGTTCTCAGGATTGGCGCACCAAGTCGGGCAAGCCATCGTCTGAAACGGGCGAAAGGTATCTGCCTGCAAAAGCAATCAAGGCACTAACTTCGGCAGAGTATGCGGCAACAACAAAAGCCAAGCGTGAGGCTACGGCTAAAGGCAAACAGTTTGCAAAGCAGCCCAAAAAGGTTGCCGAAAAGATTAAGAGTTTCAGATGAAAAGCCCAGCTTACGCACGCAAAGAAGGTCAGAACCCTAAAGGCGGCTTGAACGCCAAGGGTAGGGCTGCGGCAAAGGCTGAAGGCATGAATTTAAAGCCACCCGTAAAGTCTGGTGACAATCCTCGCAGAGCATCGTTCTTGGCTCGTATGGGTGGTAACGATGGCCCTGAATACAAAGATGGTGAACCCACTAGATTGCTGTTAAGTTTGAGGGCATGGGGCGCATCATCTAAAGCAGATGCACAAGCCAAAGCGAAGAAAATATCAGCCAGAAACAAGGCGAAGTAAATGCAAATACCTATCCTAAACGGTATTTACACCGACAACACACCTGAATTGCGTACATCGTACCCAGTGAACCTTGTGCCTGTGCCAAAACAATCGGGCATCAGCAATGGGTTTTTACGTCAGGGTGATGGCATTGTTGCCAACGGCACGGGGCCAGGCACTGACCGAGGCGGCATCAACTGGCAAGGTGGTTTATATCGAGTGATGGGCACAAAGTTGGTTGAGATAGCCAGCGCAGGCACAGTGACTACATTGGGTGATGTGGGTGGGCCAATAGATGAGCTGGTAACTTTTGATTATAGCTTTGATGAGCTGGCTATCGCTTCTGGTGGTCGTTTGTACTATTGGGATGGCACAACGCTGACACAAGTCACTGACCCTGACCTTGGCGTGGTTCTCGACTTCTGCTGGGTAGATGGTTACTTCATGACCACAGATGGCGAGTTTTTAATCGTCACCGAGTTAACAAATCCGTTGCTTGTGAATCCATTAAAGTATGGAAGTTCAGAGGTTGACCCTGACCCTGTGGTTGCTTTATTGAAACTGCGAAACGAAGTCTATGCGCTGAACAGAAACACTGTTGAGGTATTCGATAACGTGGGGGGTGAGCTTTTCCCGTTCGCTAAAATTGATGGCGCACAGTTGCAAAAGGGCGTTGTTGGAACATTTGCTTGTTGTGTATTTATTGAGCGCATTGCTTTTTTAGGAAGTGGGCGTAATGAAGCCCCGAGTATTTACATAGGTGCAGCCGCAATAACACAAAAAGTAAGCACCCAAGAAATCGACAACATTTTGTTAGATTACACCGAGGCACAGTTGGCATTGGTTAAGTTAGAAGCCAGAAACGACAAGAACCATCAGCATCTTTATGTGCATTTGCCTGACCAAACGCTAGTCTATGACGAATCGGCATCCGAGGCATTGCAATCGCCCGTTTGGTTTATATTAGTCAGCACTCTAACTGGTCTTCAGCAATATCGTGCCCGAAACTTGGTGTGGGTTTACGATAAATGGATGGTGGGTGACCCGCAATCCAGCGACATTGGTTATCTTGAACAAGACATTGGTAGCCATTGGGGTGAGCAAGTTTACTGGGAATTTGGCACGATTATTGTTTACAACGAAAGCAATGGGGCGATATTTAACGAGTTGGAATTGGTGAGTTTGACTGGAAGTATCGCCCTTGATAAGAATCCACAGATCAGCACTAGTTACTCGTTAGACGGTAAGTTATATAGTCAAGAAAAGTTTATTGCGGTTGGAACTATTGGCAACTTTAAAAAACGTCTTGCATGGTTTAAACAGGGGCACATGAGGAACTGGCGCATCCAGCGTTTCCGTGGTGACAGTGATGCCCATGTTTCATTTGTTCGACTTGAGGCTCAAATTGAGTCATTGAAATACTGATGGCAACCGCACCCATTTCTCGCAGACTTAATCTGACTCGTAATCAGTTGGCGGAATTTCTGACCGACCAGCAACAGATCAGGCAGTTTGAACTTTTGTTTTCTACTGTTGACGAATTACAAGTTATTGTTGGCACAGACTTTGAGTTTCAAGCTGATACCGCCTATGCCACCGCCAATAATGCGCTGGCTCAACTTGCAGCGTTAGCACAAGAATCAGCAATTAACTGCGCTTTGGCTGAGAACAAAGCAAATCAGGCGTTGGCACTTGTGGATAAACTGACTAAAGCTGTTGAGGGTTTGCAGATGACCCCACCGCCAAGGGAATTTAAACGGGCAAGATATGGCTCGTTTTACGACACCACTACACAGACAGCCACGGTCATCAATACAGCAACGGCAATCACTTTTAATACTACTGATTTAAGTAATGGCGTTTACATTGGTTCACCCACTTCACGTATCATTGTTGATAGCGAGGGCTTGTATAACTTTGCTCTTAGCTTTCAAATTGACAAAACATCTGGGGGTACTGCTGAGTTTTATATTTGGTTTAGATTAAATGGTGTAAACGTTTCCAATAGCGCAGGGTTTATTCGCATTCAAGGCAACAACGCAGAGATTTTTTCAGCTTACAATTTATTTTTAGACCTTAAAGCTAACGACTATGTTGAAATAATGTTTTCAGTCACTGATTTAAGCG